CGTGTGGAGCAAGGCAGACAAGCCGTGGCAGTTCCTAGCTTGGTGCTTCGAGTTCTACGACATGCTCGGGGAGGACAATCACACAAAGTTTGTCAGCCGCCTGCCGGTCGGTCTCGACGGGTCATGCAACGGCCTTCAGCACTTCTCAGCCATGCTGCGCGACAGTGTAGGCGGTCGGGCAGTCAACCTGATCCCAGCAGACTGCCCCGCAGACATCTATCAGGCTGTGGCGGACGTGTGCTACAACAAGCTCAAGAAGGCAACCGACCCATCGCTACAGAACTGGTTGTGGATGACCGGCACGTCTATGCCCCGGACACTCACCAAGGCACCGGTTATGACCCTGCCGTACGGATCAACACAGAACTCTTGCACCAGCAGCGTGTTTAAGTGGCTGCACGAGAAGGCGGAGCGTGAGTTCCCAAAGAACACGGCGTTCAAACAGTGCATCGCCCTGTCGCCCGTGCTGTGGGAAAGCATCGGGGAGGTTGTGATTGCCGCACGCGCCGCTATGGATTGGATTCAAGAGTGTGCCGGGATCATATCAAAGGCCGGTCACGACATCCAGTACACAAGCCCGCTCGGGTTTCCTGTGCTCCAGCGTCGTATGCGGTACGAGACCAAGCAGATCGAGACACAGATCGGCGGACGACTCCGTATTCGCATTGCATCATTCACAGACAACGTGGATGTTCGCAAGCAGCGTCAAGGATCGTCGCCCAACATGATCCACCACGTAGACGCCTGCCACATGATGATGACGCTTGTGGCCGCGTACGATAAAGGTATGACAGACTTCGCCATGATCCACGACGACTTCGGCACACATGCTTGTGACGCAGAGATGTTGCAGTTGATCATCCGCGAGACGTTTGTAAAGTTGCACACCGATCAGGACATCCTTGAGGTATTCAAAAATACCCACGAGGATCGTCTCGGGATAGTCTTGCCGCCGCTTCCACCACGCGGTGATCTTGATCTAAACGACGTGTTGCGGTCTGAGTATTTCTTCGGATAAACCCTTAACCCCTCCCTAAAGAGAATAGAGCTTTTTTAGGAGGACCAGATGTACGCCGATCTAACGACTTATCAACAAATCCTCCTAGCCATAGAGTTTCACCTGATGCGGTCTGCAATACCAGCAGAGCTTAGTGCGGCCCTTGGACCAGCCCTGATCAAAGATATACTGGGCGCATCCGGCTAGGAGCAAACAGGAGAAGATTATGCCACCAGAAATGCCACACCGTCAGATGTCTGCTCCTATGCAGCTCTGCATGGATACAGCACTGCGTCCGAGGACGTTGGGAAAAGAAGACAACGTGTTTGACATCGGTTATGAAAAAGCCAAAGCGGACATCCGGGACACCATCGAGTTCTTCATCGGAAGAAAGCTTTGATCCGCCGTGCGCGGTACGCAGAAATACCCCGCATCCTGTATTTGGGTTCTTTGTTTCATGCAGGTGCAAAACACTCGCACGGCTACAATGAGGACCATGCAGCCGAAATGCTTGACGATTGCATGTGGTCAGATAATAAGGTAGCGCTGGTTTACACCGTGTGCGGTGAGGTTGTAGGGTTTCTTTTGGGATCTTTGACGAGCACGTGGCAAGCCAAAGAGCTTGTTGCCTCCGAGCTGGCATGGTTTGTGGAAAAAGAACACCGAGGTTTTGGTGCAATCAAGCTAGTTCATGCGTTTGAAAACTGGGCCACAGAAGAAGGCGCAGACGCCATTGCGATGGCAGACATAGAAGGCCTTACCGATTTACAGTCCACTTACGAGCGGCTTGGATACAGAAAGGTAGAAACAACGTACGTTAAAAGGATCTAACATGGTAGCGTTTTCATCAATAATTATGGGCATCAGTGCCTTGAGCGGAATCAAAGCAAACAGCGATGCTAAAAAGGCCGCAAAACAGCAAGCCTCTGCACAAAGACAGCAGGCAACAACTGCAAGGGAACGCGCTGCGCTTGAGGCGCAAGGTCGATCAACAGAACGCACAGATGTCGTTCTAGGGTCGATGGACTCCACGGCAGGAACAGCCGCAGCAGCCGGTAAACCAAAGAAAATCGGAACACCGGTCGGGGGCATTTTAGGCTCGGGCACTAACATCGGAGGCCTATAATGAACCATCCGCACAAGATCAGCGACGTTTGGTCAAAAATGAAAGAAGACAAGGGCGATCTGATTGATCGCAGCCAGTCTTATGCGCGGTGGACGGTTCCGGCAATCATGCCCGCAGACCACTCAAGCAAAATAGAGCAGACCAAAGGTAACGTACCTACTGGCGCTCGCTTGGTCAACCACCTCGCCAACAAGATTGTAGACGTGCTGTTTCCAGTTAGTCGCCCGTTCTTCACCGTTGCCCTAACCCCGGAAGCCAAACTGCGTCTGGAAAAGGAACTCGGTCAGGAACAATCTGGTAAAATGCAGGAGATGATCCGAGACAGCACGTCTCGTCTTGAGTCAGTTGCGCTTCGTAAGTTAAAGCTCACGGCGTATCGACCTCAAGCAATCATGGCAGCAAAACACCTGATCGTGGTCGGCAACATCCTACTGCGGCGTATGCCAACAGGGGAACGTGTGCTTTACCCGGTTGACCGGTACGGTGTGCGTCGGAGCATCCTTGGTGTTGAGTACCAAGTGGTTCTGTCAGACAAAAAGATATTCAGCACTTTTGATACGACAACACAAGAAGCCATCAAACTGGTGCACCCGAACACAAAAGAACTCGATGAAGTAGACCTTCTAACTCTCTACGAGAAAGATGGAAAGCGTTGGAAGATCACGCAAGAGGCAAACGGTATTCCCATTGGGTCGCCGATGTATCAAAACCCGGCAGATTACGATCTGCTTGTTTTGGCTTGGTCCTTACACCCCGGCGAGCACTACGGTCGTGGTCTTGTTGAGGATCATGCAGCAACATTCCACAATGTGGATGTCTGCACAGAGGCGCTGATGGATATGACTGCCATCCTTGCGGACATCAAGTTCTTTGTTCGTCTTGGTAGCCCATTGGCTATGGACATCGCAGCACTGAACGCGGCACCGCGTGGGTCTTACTTCCCCGGCAACGCAGACGACATTACTGTACCGGACATGAAGACGCGGGCAGACCTATCCACGATCAACGATTTGATCAGCAAGTGGGAAGGTGAGCTGGCCGCAGGGTTCTTGCTGTCCGACGTGCGTGACGCAGAGCGCGTTACTGCCGCCGAGATCCGCATGATCGCCAACGAACTCGAAAGCGCCTTTGGTGGTCTTTACTCTATGCTGGCCCAGAGCTGGCAGCAGCGTGAGGCTGATTATGCCATTGCACAGATTAACTTTGAGATGGAGATCGGTGAAAAAAGCGACACCTTTGAGGTAGTTGTGACAACCGGTCTTGAGTCGTTGTCTCGTGAGGGTCAGATCGACAACCTACGGCTTGCTGTCGGGGATCTCCAGATGATGGAGGCCGTGCCGGAAGACATCCGGGGTGCGTTCAATCCGCTACGCTTTGCCAAGTTTGTGTTTACCAATCGATCGGTCGATCTCAATGCCTTTCTAAACACGCCTGAAGAAATGCAGGCCAACAGAAATGCGGCAATGGAAGAAGCCGGTCGTATGCAACAGCAACAGGGTCAGGCCAACGTCCAAGAACACGCAGGTAAAGCTGCCGTGGACAGTCAACAGACACAGTAAGGAGAGAAAACTTTGTCAGAAGAACCAATCATCCCAGTCCCCACACCAGCGGACTCCACCCCGATCCCGGTGATCGAAGAAAAGCTTGCCGAGGTTGTACCAACAGAAATACCTGTTGAGGTTCCCGCCGAAGTCCCCACTGAAGTCCCAGCAGAAGTACCCGCAGAGGAAACTCCTGTTGACAAGGACGCTGAACTAGACGTTACTGTCTGGGGAGACACCGGGTCTCAAATTGGAAACGATGTTCTAGCCATGCTACAGAACTCCGGTGTATCCACAGCAGACGCCAAGGCGCTCCTGTACGACGCTGTTGAAGCAGGCGACATCACAAAGATCGACCAAGCTGCATTGGCTGAAAAGGTCGGAAAACACGCCGCTGCAATCATCATGTCCGGCACAAAGTCGTTCATTGCAGAAAGCGCAACCAAGAACGCAGCATCTGTTCAAGCAGTCCACGACGCCGCTGGCGGCAAGGACAACTGGGATAAGGCTGCAAAGTGGGCGTCCACCAGTATAGAAGAAAGTGTGCTGGCTGAATACCGCCCTATGATCGACAAGGGGGGCCCGTCCGCGCGCTTTGCAGTCGGCGAGATCCTTAAAGCGTACAACAGCGCTGACGGTAATACCACGCTAGTCAATGCTGCTTCACCGCGTGCTGAAGCAACGGCAACGACTAAAACCTCCGACGTTGGCACCACCCGAGCGGAGTACACAGCGGCACTTGAAAAGGCAGAACGCACAAAAGCGTCACCCCAAGAACGCGCACGAATCCAAGCGGCCCGAGTCCTCGGTCGTAAACAAGGCAAATAGCCACTTTAAGGAGCCACCCACATGTCCGGTGCAAATATTCCAACCGATTCCAGCCACCTAACCGATCAATCCACTGCCGACATGATCGAGCAGTACGGCGGTTTTGTTGACTCCCAGTTCGCAAAGCGTTCGATGATGCGTGATTTTGTCACCGTCATGCCTGTCACAAACACCGACACGATCATTAACCGTCGCGTTGGCCGCACTGAGCTGTCCACGTTGACTGCTGGTGTACGTCCTGCCGCAACGCCAAGCAACTTTGGTAAGGTCAGCTTGACCATCGACACTGTTGTTCTGGCACGTCAGAACCAGTCGTTGCTTAACGATTTTCAAGCCGACTTCAACATCCGCATGAACCTCGGCAAAGACCACGGTAAAGAGCTGGGCAAATTGTTTGACCAGTCGTTGTTGATTGCTGGTATCAAAGGTGCCGGTGCTGCTGCACCTGCCAACCTGAACAGCGCGTTTGGTCCCGGCGTCACTGCTACACTCGGCACCGCAGGCGACGAGCTGGACCCAACTTTGTTGTACACTGCCATCGAAGCCGGTATCGTTTCCATGCAGTTAAATGACATGGACACCGAGGAGTGCGTTATCTTTGTAACGCCGACTCAGTACGCCGTTCTGTTGAACAACGACAAGCTGATCAGCCAAGACTACTCGAAAGAGAACGGCGACTTCGCCAACGGTAAGTTCAAGACAATCATGGGCACTCCTGTTGCTCAGACGAACCGACTGCCCACTGTAGCGATCAATGGCCACAAGCTGTCCACCGCCGCAAACGGCAACTTCTACGACGTCACCGCAGCCGAGGCGCGCACTGCCGCACTCATCCTGCACCCGACTGCGTTGCTTGTTGGTGAAACCATCCCCCTGACTTCGGATGTGTTCTTCTCCGAGATCGAGAAGCAGTGGTTCATCGACTCGTTCATGGCGTACGGTGCGAACTTCAACCGACCAGACGGCTCGTACGCTGTTCAGGCCATCTTGTAATCTGAACTAATCACGACAGCCCCCGACTCCTTAATTGGGGCCGGGGGCTTTTTTTCGTTTGTAGTGCGTCTGTGTGCCTCTCCCATGCGGGCGTACTACTAACGAAATATTACCCCTAACCGAAAGGCTAAACATGACCATCCGTCTTGACCTAATCAACAGTATGCTCGCAACGACTGGGACTGCAAAGCTGTCTTCGGAAGACACAACCCACCCCGCGTATGTGACGGCAGACTTTGTTCTGTCCACCGTGATCGAGGAGTTCTCCTCAAAGCCGATGTGGTTTAACACAACCCGGCGCACGTTGTCTCCAAATACGGACGGCAGGATCGTTGTTCCCGGTAACGCGCTTTCATGCGACCCGGACGACATAACCAAGGACTACGCCATCCGTGGGCAGTACCTGTTTGACAACGGGAACTACACCGACATCATCGGAACAGAGGTAGCTGTTGTCATCGTGGCCGAGTTGCCGCTGGAGGACATGCCGCCCATTGCGCTCCAGTTTATCCGGGCACACGCGCGGCTGTACTACTACACAGACGTGGACGGTACATCGAACAAGATCAAAATGTATGCGGACGCCTTTGCAATAAAAGAGCGCGAGCTGATTGCAATCAACATGAAGCATACAGACTCAAACTTCTTCCGTGGTCGGGGTTACGCAAGTTTCGCGCACCGCCGCAGTGCATCATTTAACCCCCTAACCCGTATCACATAGGAGACGTCATGTCAGTATCCGGTACACTCGGTTCGCTCCTACAGGGCGTGAGCCAACAGCCTCCGCACATCCGCAACGATGGGCAGGTAACTGAGCAAGTAAACATGGTGTCTGACGTAGTTCGTGGTTTAACATCCCGCCCCGGTTCTGGCCTTGAGTCATTTAACACGGGTGCGTCGGCTGGTCTCCGATTTAGCAACGTGCTTGTCGATCAAGATCGCTTTCAAGTTGGGTGTTCCGCAGGTGTTTTGGAGATCCTAAACCAAACGGGCACGTCGATGACCGTAACACCAGAC